CTTCTCTGAAGTATCGACCATCTCAGACTTGGCTACAGCGGTCACAGGCAAAGAGTTATCCTTTAAAACTTTTAGCCTGTAGCCTAGTCCTGTACCATCTAAAATCATATCTGGCATATCAATGCCTATATTTTAGTGTTTGTGATAACTGCGAAATAAACATTTATTTTTTGCAGTTCCTCTAAAATGTCCTCTAACAGTTCGACTTGAATATCGTGGCGAATTTGATCACGAGTGATTTTCTCAGCATCGTCACCAATTGCACCACTATCAACTGTAGTTCTAACTGTAGATATGTCTGAATTAGAATCAGGGGTAAACTTACCCCTTTCTAATCCTTGTATTGATTCTGTCATTGCTTAGAGTGCAATGTATTCAAAAATCAATTCAAGCTTGCCAGCAGTTAGAGCCGCTGTACCGATTGACAGTTCAATATCGTCAGCTACAACACCTACCGCACCAGCGATACCAGCAGCAAAGTCATTTGCTGCAGCAAAGCTAGTAATAGCTTCAGCACTAAGCATTTCGGCTCCAGTACCGCCTGCTAGGCCAACGCTGATTGTAGCTGCACCGCCTGAAGTGACACCTGTTTTACAAACAACACCGACTAGGCGAACCGCTGCACCATCGGGGAAGTCTACAAGCTTATAAGTATCTGCTGGAGCTCCTCCATCAAGAGCGAAGTCATATGTTCTGCGAATTAAGATACTTTCATTTGAAAATGGAGATCCTGATACGCTGCTGTATCCATCTGCTACTACCTGAGCCATATTAATTTACCTCATCGTTAATTTTATCTTTTCCACTGCCTAGTATCTCAACATAGGCATAGTGTTTTCCCTTACTGCTTTCACCGAACTGATGAACCTTAGCCGGTTTAATTATTTTCCTAAGAAGGGCTAGCAATTCACCTGGACTGCTAGCCTCGATATAGGAAAAATTGTCGAAGTTATTAAACCGCATTAGTCACCTTATGGGGCAATACTGATGTGCTTAACATCGCCATTAATGCCTAGTGTTGCACCAAACACAAGGTCGACGGAAAGCACCATGCCGAACCGCTTATTGGCATGTTGGTCAGAAATCTTAAACCGTGGCTCCGTTTGCATTGCGAGAAGCAACCAGTCAGGATGGAAAGCGATTGCTTCCTTAGCAGCAGCGCCACGGCTATTGTCTTCAACGATATTGAAACCGTATCGTCTCGCTCCAACACGTCCAGTCATTCCTGGGATGTCAGAACCTGAAAAATCAGTTTCAGAGTAGGACTGGTCAGCTACGACATCAGAGTAGTAACCAGGGTCAGCTAGCAACCATCGCTCCTCGGCTGGCCATTTGGCTTGTGAGGCTAGGGTACGCACGCTTAGCATGTTAGTTGAGCTAAGTGAGGTAATACCTGTTAGCGTGTGGTTAGGTGTAGACGCCGAGGGTGCTACTAGGCTATATAGGTAATCGTTGATTTGCTTTCCAATGGAGAACATCATTGACTGACGTATTTTTGGGTCACCAGAATCAATGATTGACTGAATTTCAACTAGGTCTTCAAACTCATATGACTCTACTGCTCTTTTATCAGCGACTAGGCTAACGCTAGCAGTCTGTAGCTTGCGGCTTTCAAAGCTATCAGCATCAACACCAACGGTGCGAAGCTTAGTGTCTGTAGGTGATACTATCTGGGATACTGTTACACGATCGTTTCGCTTGCGGATATCGCCTTCGTATTGCTTATTCACTAGTGCTGGTAGTGGGTGGGATTCTAGAAACTCTTGCATAAACACTGATGACCACATGGTCTGGATTTGATTCTGCACATCTGCCAAGCTAGTTTTAGCCATTTTTTTACTCCCCTAAAGTTTTTGTTTCACTCTAGGGGAGTCGTTGCTTAGCCGAAGTCTACAGCTTTATTCTTAAGCTGTTGTTGCATCCACTTAGCGCCTTTTTGCTTCCCTAGAGTTTTGAATTTATCAATGCTCATTTTGCCTGATGAACCACTTGGAAAGTCGCCCATCCGGTCTTTAACTTTAGAAGTGAAAATCTCTGAGTAGGTAGTTTTGAACCTAGCGGCTACGTCCTTAACGCTTTCCATATCTAGTTCACCGTCAATAACCTTGACCTCATCAAAGGGCATGACCGGTAGAAACTTGTCCGGAACAGTAGTGCCTAGTTCGTCTATCAGAGCGCGATATTTAGCGGCTTGAATCTGCTGATTCTTGAAGCTACCAATTTGATCACTTAATTCACTTATTTGTTTTTTCTGATTTTCGATTAGTTCTTGGAATTTCTTTTCTTCAAGAAGCTTTTCTTCGTTGCGAAGCTTTTCCTGGGACTGGTATTCATTTATTTTAGAATCCGCTTCCCTGTATCTACCCTTGTATTTCACAAGGTCTGCTTGCAAACGCTCATATGCTTCTTTACTTACGAAACCCGAACTATCAGCACCGGCACTACCGTTACTGTTTGCCCCGCTAGGGCTTGGTTGGTTAGATCCGGCTGAGCCACTGGCATCGCCGCCTTCGTCCGCTGGACTTAGGTATTTCGATCTAAGAATCATGCTATACTACCTCATATAGTTATGTCAAATTTTTGCCAACGTTGGCTTGATAATATTATTTTGGTAAAACCTTAAAAGCTTCTTATATTCCAAATCTGTTACATACATGTAAGGTCTGCCCTGTTCCTGCACCCATTTTGATAATTTTTTATTAGAAAATCTATCACCATCACGCCTTTTATCGCTGTGACCTAGAACGAAACTATCCTTTCGGTACTTAATTACCCTTATGTCCCTAACTAGCTGACCTGTGAATGTTAGGTTCTGCATCCTGGGTGCAGTCTCACTATCAAGCTGATCCCTATTGTTTTCACGATAAATAGTATATGAAGGAGAATGGGGTTTGAGTGATTTAAATGATTCACGCTTTCCTAATTCCTGGCGAACACCATAGCCTAAGCGCACCCTGATTTTCATCTGCCTAACCTGTTCAGCGCCAAGCATTTTCATGGATGAAGTAGTTACTATTTTGCCAAATTGCTTTTGCAGTCTGCTTGTGAAGCGGTCAATCTCAGTGCGGTTAAGTTTCGAGCTACTTGCCATAGTTGTCCCTCACTTTATCGATTAGGTTTTCTAGGTCTCTATTCTTAATACCCATGAAGTCTCGTGTCTGAACGTTCCCATCTGCCCTAGCGTTTTCCTCACTACCTTTTTTAAACCCAATCAACACTGAACCGCTTTTATGGCTGAGTACATCTAGGGCTATGAGCATGTCACCAGAGAGTGTAAGGTTAACCTTGCTAGGTGATTTACCAGCAATTTTAAATGCTTTAGAATTAATATAAGCTTTAGAGTATTTTATGAAACGTTCATCGTTTTTATCCTTACCGCTCTCTGTACGCCTTCTAATAAACTCGACGACTTCTTTTCCTAAAGCCTCACGCATTCCAGGAGTAAAGTCATCAGGTGCATCTACTCTAAAACGTTGCCAATTAGCTGGCATTTTCCTGCTCCTCATCCTCATCTGAGAACGGATCGGCACCGCTTACCTGATTGAACATGCTCTTTTCCTCGGCTATCTCAGCTAGCAGCTCATCAATCTTAGCTTCACTGAACTCAGGGTTTAGTCGTCTCATGACTTCACGTCTTGATATAAGCATGCCGTCTATTTCAACCATGTAATCCTTGGCAAGTGCTCCACGGCTATGGACTGGTATTTTCTTAGTGAATAAAACACTAACAGATGATGTAGGAGTGAAAATGTTTGTGGGTACACTCTCATCTAGTTCTACAAATGCAAGCCAATATGGGTGCATGGTGTGAAGTACCAAATCCCAAAATTCCTGCTCGAAATAGCCATACATGGTTTGCTGTTTAGACTGGTGATCCTGGATATCAGCTTCGTCAATGACCTTAGAGATACCTGATTCAAAGTTATTGCCGTTAAGCGTACCAACCGCACCAGGTCTAATGCCGATCGACTGAAGCCATAGCGCTAACTCTGTAGCGGCTAGGTTTAATACCTTATCGATATCACAATCAGGTTTTATAGAACCGATTTGTGGTTTCTCACCACCTTGCTTACTCTTAAAACGCCAGAATACAGCAGGGGACATTTTTAGGTTTTCGTCATCCACGTCAATGCCATAGAGGATTGAAAATATGCTAAATTTAGCTGCAAAATTGAGGTCTGTGAGAAGGGTCGGCACTAGTAAAGATAGCTGCAATATGTCATGTGGAACAGGAGGCATGATGCTATTTTTAGACGTAGTCAGATATATTCCAGGTATCTTGCCAAGGGGATTTATGAATAGGTCTGCAATAGAATCATCGGGGTCAACGTCTAGGCGCTCAAGCATTAGGTCGGTTCTAATTGATCCATTGCTATCAAATATAACAAACTGATCGTCAGACCATGCCCACCTAATCTGCACGTTTTCCTTACCGTCTACACTAGTGTTTTCACCCATGAGTAAGACTATGATATTTAGCTCGGTAGGATCTACCTTGTTAGTATTGATAGGTACAAACTTGGTGTTAGGAATAGCTCTTGTGCGCGGTTTTCCATTGTTAATGACTAGTTGCTGGTAGGTGTAGCCAAATATATTTTGCAGCTCATTATTGTAATTGAGGTTATGGTTTATTTTTAGTTGATCCTCATACCATTCCAGTAGCTCTATATCCGATTGCTTTTCAGGTTCTACAAACCGCCTAGGTGTATTTTGATAGATTGTGGATAGCTTGTTAGTAACCTGACGTAGTATATTTACGGGAACTGCTCTTGAATGTGCTTGCTGTGAAGAGTTTTCCCCAAGATCATCAAGCAGTTTTTTCATGAGGCTTTTTAAGACATCGCCTTCGTAGATATCCAGTAAGTCATTATTAACCGTTAACCTGGTTTGCTGATTCTCTATTTCCTGGTTTAAATAAGAAATAGTTTCCTCATCCATGAAATCGTATCTCATAGGAATACCGTCCCTTGTGGTTTGCTATTTATGGATTCAAGTGTAGCACAAATGCCATAGCCCAGCGCAGTGGAAATATGCTGGTACTCTTTAGAGTCGTCCTCCACGAAACCAGCTCCTTTTTTAAGTTTGGTTAGCTTCATACCCTGGATAGCCGTAGGGCAGTCTTTATATATAAAAAGCCTAATTTGGTTGGCATCATTGCAGCATTGAGCATTAACGATTGAGTGACGTTTTCTAATCGGTGGGTTTGATCTTGGTACGTCTAACTCGAAGGATATGTAGCGTCTGGATAGATACTCAGATATAACATCGTAGTTTGTCATTTTGCTTGATGGGTCCCTTGCCCTACCAGTAGCATCACCTTGTATTATGTAATGCTGGTTTTTATGTATCACTCCCCGATTATAAAGGTCGTCAACTCCCTCATAGGT